GCACTAAATATTACAAAACATGACGTACTTATTGGTGAAATAGGCAGTGGAAGCTCCCAAGTTTACCAATACGTATTCCATGATGAGTGCAGTACAGGTTCTACTAACGCTAGTAACTGTGTGAATACAGACTGGAACAACACAGATAAGAATACCAACCTAGAAAATGGTGGTAGCTTGTTTGGTCTTGGCTCAGGTGGAGGAGGTGTTGATTGTAGTAATGTTTTAAACAACCCCTCTTGTGTAGGTTATGCAGCAGCATATCAAACTCAACAGTGTGATATAGACCAACTCTACAATAATTTATGTCCTTACTATTGGGATGCTTATGATGACCAACAGTGTGATTTAAACTCACAGTATTCTCCCTCTTGTTCAGCTTACAGACAAGAAGATTCTGTAGCTTATTACGACAATGAAACAGACTATGGCTACACTGAAGAAGATTTATGGTATGACGAAGAGTATGATGAATGGTTAGACCCTAATGACCCTTGCTATGAGAACAGGTGTGAAGGTTTTACAGATGCTGATTGGTACGCTTTAGATGCTGAACAGTTTGGACAGGCACAAGTAGATGAATGGTTCGGCACTGATATAAGTTTCAGTGATGATGGTATGGTTGAATGGGACAGTACACCAATGGATTCTTATGATGATATTGATGTACAAATGGATGTATGGGATATGGAACAAGATATCATACGCCAAGATGAGATGATGTTAGAAGAGTTTTTGTTTCAGGAAAGTTTTCTTGTAGAAGATTACCGAGAACCTGAAACCTTTATAGAATTGGAAACGATTACACAACTAGAAGAATGGTTTGAAGAGGAGACACAACAACATGAAGAGACGAGTGAAGAAGAAGCTCTTGCGATTGCAGAAGAGCCGGAAGAAGAATTCATTGAACCAATATTTGAAGAAGAAGCTGTAGAAGAACGTGAGGAAAGAGCTGAGGCTATTACTGAGGATGTAGCGACTGGTGAGTTTAGACCCAGCGACAAAGAAGGTAAGAGTTTCTTAGCACGAAAGATGGCTTTAAGCGTTGTCTCGTCCACTCTACGCACCGCTCAGGCTAGTATTAGTGGTACAATGTCAGGTAATTCTATACACGCTACAGGAGGCACCACAGGAGCTGCTGAGGCTAGTGCTTCTAGCTCGTCTGGAGGCATGGGAATGAGTAGTTCTCCTAGTATGTCAGAACAATTTGCATCCTCTTCAGCACAAACCAATCAATTACTTAGCATGAGTTTTAATTCTGCTGCTAGTAGTTCAATGTCTTCCGAAGTTGTGGAAGTTGAGACGGTCTCTACATCTCTCTCTGTAGATACGACCACGACACAGACTATACAAAATCAAATTGATGTGTCAGTCTCAACAGAAACTGCAGCTTCGGATTCAGACCTCATAGCTGATAAGATATTAGCACAGAACATAGAAGCTGCTCAAGAGGAAGTGGTTGCTCAACAAGAAGAGACAGGTACCTATGGTGCAGAAGATACCATCATAGCCTACATGGGTTTTGTCCCAGACTTTAACAGCTATAGAAATGTGGCACTACCACAAAAAGAAACTTGGTACGAACCTCGAAGTATCTACGCTAACAATATGTTGGCTGATAACCTCGAAGGCTTTTATCAAATGGCGGGACAGAGTATTAATATATTAACTGAAATGAAACGATTACAACCTAACTTATAAAGTGTCATACTCGAAGCAAGTAATTGAAAGATTTGAAAGTGTTTTAAATAACCCAAGCAAACATTCTGTTGGAAGATTTGACCCTCAAGCAAACAACGTAGCTACCGGAATGGTTGGTGCACCAGCTTGTGGTGATGTGATGAAGTTACAATTAAAAATTAATAATAATATTATTGAAGATGTTAGATTTAAAACATACGGATGTGGTTCAGCCATTGCATCTAGTACTTTGTTTGTGGATATGCTTAAGGGCAAAACATTAGAAGAGGCTGGAGAGATTAAAGATAAAGACATAGCAGAAATACTACAACTTCCATCAATCAAACTACATTGTAGTGTGTTGGCAGAAGAGAGTATACGGAAAGCAATAAGTGATTGGGAAAACAAAAAGGAGAAATGACATGGATTGGTTAAAAGAAAGAACAGGACAATTAACATTGTTTGTAGGGATACTAAGTACACTAACAGGATTTGGTTGGGCAGGTGCTGAACTCTACAACCGGTTAGTTGTTTTAGAAAAGAAAATACAGAGCAGTGCGTCTGTAAAAACCTCAGTGATTGAGATTGAGAAAAGGTTTGAAGGTTTAGATGTGGAGATTAAGAACCTTAAAGAGAGAGTCAATAAGATTAAGATACCAGAGACTACAGAGCTTTACAAGTCCATCGCTAATGTTGAAGCAGACATTAAAGTCTTAGACAACACTGTTGAAGAGTTAAAGAAAAGCTCTGGCAATCCTTTAGCTAATTAAAGCAAACTATTAAGTTCTCTTTGAAAGAAAGCATGAAGGTCTTTTAGTTTAAGGTTACCGTTCTTAAGAATCAATTTAATAGCAGCTCTATCAGCTACTGGGAAAATGTTATCAACTTCATCCTCCGGTAGCATACTAAACTCTGTTACAATTTCATTCTTTCTTGTTAGTAATATTTTAAAACTTACCAAGTTTGCTTCACTCTTATTAATCACGATGTCTCCACGTTTGCAAAAGTTATTTTATCTTGTCTACCACGTAGTCCTGCTTTCATATAAGAAGTTGCACGACCTTCAAAGAAGTTCTGATGTTCAACACCCATAACCTCATCTAACCATCCTAAAGGATTCTCACGTTGGTCATAGTTTGTTTTAAGACCAAGCTGTAGTAATCTTCTATCGGCTATGTATCTATTATAAGCATACATATCTTTCTTTGTAAGACCCTCTAGGTCTCCCATAGCAAACACTAGGTCTAAGAAGTTATCTTCAAGGTCTACCATCTGTCTACATATCTCGTAGATTTCTGCTTTAAAATCATCTGTCCATATCTCTATGTTCTCTTGAATGAATTCTCTAAACAACTTTGTCATGGCTTCAACATGCATTGACTCATCTCTAATAGAGTAAGTAACAATCTGTCCCATACCTTTCATACGTCCAAAGCGTGGAAAGTTTAACAAGATTGCAAAGCTAGAAAACAATTGTAGTCCTTCTGTAAAGGCTGAGTAAACTGCTAAAGTTTTAGCAATGCTTTGCTTATCAGTCTTAGTGGTCTTGATGTTACTAACATACTCATGCTTGGCTGACATCTCTTCATACTCTGCAAAGGCTTTGTACTCTGTATCCGGCATACCTACTGTATCAAGCAGTAAACTATAAGCGTGTTGATGAATTGATTCCATGTTTGCAAAAGAACTCATCATCATCCTAGCTTCAGGCTTTCTAAAGATACGCATATATCTATCTACATACCCTGCACCTACGTCAACATCTGATTGAGTAAACAATCTAAAGATTTGAGTTAGCAAATTCTTTTCGTTAGGAGCTAACTCCTGCCAATCTTTTACATCGGTGTGTAATGGTACAGACTCAGGCATCCAATGCATTTGATTCTGTAGTACATAGTAATCGAACATCCAAGGATTGTCGAAAGGTTTGTAGTGGTCTCGTGTGTCTAATAGGCTCATGTGTTTTCCGTGTTAAATTTTCTAATTAAATATTTCAAGTTGTTGATTACATATCCAGCGTAATCATCTGGTTTTGCAAATGGATTTTTATTTTCATCTAAATAATCCACCCACATTCGGCTAGTAAAGCCTTTAAATTCTGGTGTAAGTATGTTGTTAAATTCATTTTGTGTCATTGTGGTTCCTCTTTAGGTAAGTAAACTAAAAATTCTGAATTACATTTAGGACAAGATAAATTTGTCTCCATAATAAATCCATCATCTTCTTCGTCTAGGTCGATGTCTCCACCCCATATTAAATCGGTATTACAATGCCAGCATTTCATATTATCCCTCGCAAGCTATACATTCAGTATCTTCAAGATTGATACGTTGAACTTTGGTGTTAACATTCTCTGCATTTCTAGCGGCATTAGTTCTAAAGTAATACAAAGACTTTAGCTTGTGCATACCATACCAATGCACATCACTGACATACTGCATGTAATCATCATGGATTTCCTGTGCCTCAGTAGCGGCAGGTATAGTAAAGAATAAATTTACAGACTGTGCTTGGCATATAAATTCTTGTCTCTTTGAAGCATGTTCTATAATCCATATTTGGTCGAGCTCGTTGGCAGTTTTAAATATTTCTTTTTCTTTGTCAGTCAAGATAGTAAGGTGTTGGACTGAACCTTCGTGCCCTGCAATATCTTTCCAGACTTCTTTAAGCTCGTCTACCTTTAAGCGTTTTGTTTTTAATAACTCTTCTAAGTATTTATTTTTAACTTGGAAAGACCCGGAAAGAGTTTTGTGTGTATATACGTTAGCCCTGTATGGCTCAATAGAAGGAGATGTTCCACCACAAATAATACTAGAAGAGGCATTAGGAGCAACAGCAAGCAGGTGAGCATTCCTACGCCCACTGCCATGAATGTCAGGAGCTTCACCACGTTCTTCTGCAAGTTGTTCAGATGCTCTAACAGCATTTTGTTTAATGTGCTTAAACGCTTTGTGATTAAAACCAGTAGCATAGATACCTTCAAACGGAAGGTTGTGTGATTGGAGATACGAATGGAAGCCCATTGCACCCAAGCCCAACGACCTTTCTCTGTAAGCAGAGTAGGCAGATTTAGTAAACCCTTCTTTGCCCGGTTTAATATGTTTTTGAAACCTTTTAAAGTTAGCACTATACTCTCCTAAGTGTGTTGTATCGACAGCGTTGTCAATGTAATGTTGTAAAACATTGTCGAGCATAGTTATTAAATCTTGAATGAACATTGGATTCTCTGACCAGTCATCGAAGTGTTCTAAGTTTACACTAGACAAACAACACACGGCTGTTCTTTCTTCGTTGGTTGCTAAAGTAATTTCTGAACACAAGTTGCTTTGTTTAATCTCTAAGCCTAAAGCTTTCTGTTCTTTAGGTAAAGCTTCATTACAAGTATCAATGTTTATCATGTAAGGCTCACCTGTTTCTGCTCTAGCATTAAGTATCTGCCACCAAAGGTCTCTTGCATTTACTATCTTTACAGCTTCTTTAGTTTTAGGGTCAATCAATCTCCAGTCCGCATCTTCTTCTACCGCTTGCAAAAACTCATTTGTAATGTTAACTCCATTGTGCAAGTTTAAATTCTTTCTATTAATATCTCCACCGGATTCTTTACGCATGTTAATAAACTCTTCAATCTCAGGATGAGAGATGTCGGAGTAAGCCGCATAGCTACCCCGTCTTGTGTCACCTTGATTAAAAGCTAACATCTCTGCATCAACTACATGCATAAAGGGGATTGAACCAGTAGACCGACTACCGTGAGCAGTAGGTATACCATTACTCCTAATATCTCCCCAGTATCCACCAATACCTCCACCTGAACTCGCAAGCCATATGTTCTCATCATAATGAGCAGATAGACCAGTCCGACTGTCAGGTACATAATTAAGGAAGCAGCTAATAGGAAGCCCACGACTTGTTCCCCCGTTACTAAGTATAGGGGTGCTAAACATAAACCAACAGTCGGCACTGTAGTGGTAAAGTCTTTGAGCCAATTCAAAATCTGTGTGACCTTTGTAGGTTGCTCCGAAGACGGACGCTCTTGCAAGGGCTTCTTGGGCATGTGTTTCTTTGTAGCCATCAGGCTTTTCCTCCTTCCAAAAGTACCTATCCTTTAAAGTTTCTAAACTAAATTTGTCTAAGCGACTTTCGTTACTGTAATTAATTTTAATACCAAGGTGTTCCTTGATACCTACTTTGTCTTCGACCATTAGTCGTTCTCCTTGTCATGTATATGAAGCATAATTATACCATAGTGTAATATTTTAAGCAAGTCTTTTCTATTTTTTCCTGCTTTATTACCATAGCGTTTAGCGTATTTCATTATGTTACCCATAACAAAACCCTCACCATGTCCCGAGTCAATGATAACATCGGTAGCCTGATATTTATCGGATGCATAATGCTCACCGTATGTATTGTTAATGTATTCTTTAAGTTCTTGTATTGTTTCATCTTCTTTAAATTTATAGTTCATCTTTTCTCCATTCGTCCGGTAGAGTATCCTCACTGTACCATATAAAATTGTTTGATTCTGCCCACTCAGCGTGAGTGCGTTTAGTTCCGTTCTTTCTTTTCTTTGCGGCTGGCATAGGAGAGAAGGGGCTCAAGAATAAAAACACTAATTCTTGGGTTGGCTTTAATGCTTTCCTTATCCAAATGTATTTATTATATTCTTGGTAATCCCAAAATCTTCCTTTTGCTTCAAGCAAATATTCTTTTTTATTAAACACCTTGACAAAGTCAGGCTCGTAGTTATGCTCAACTACGTATGGTACTTTGTCTGAATGATGTTCCCACTCTTGTAAAACAGTGGTGTGTAAGGTATGCTCCCACTTAGAGTCATACCCTTTAGGTAAATCTTTTTCTTTAGGTCTTATCTTCCTAGGTTTTCTAAATCCTACCATTATATTATATCTGAGTAGGTAATTTTGTCAAGGGGTTTTGACTTTAATTTCTTTTTAATTAGCTTTCCAAACCACTTAGGTGTATAGGCTGATACTCTTACTGAGTTTGTAGTATACACATGAGTTTCTTTAGGCAGATATTTTTTATAAGTTTTAGCTGACACCTTTGTTATCTCTTCGTCTGTCAGCATAGTCTTTAACCACTGCACTAAAAAATCAATAGCTTTTTTACGTATCTGTTTTGTTTTTCTTCCATTCATATTATTTGTTCCTCAACTTTAGGTTCTGATACAACGCTTGTAAAATATACAGGTCCTTTGGCATAGTTAAATACTCTTAAACCTTTCCCATCATTTGAATCTTTACGACATTCAAACTTATGGGGACACCATGTACAACCATTTGCTAGTTTCATGTTACCTGCTTTGCCTTCAGGCACAGTGTCATAACAAAAATCAGGTGGGTCTTCTGCAACGATACTAGTTTTGACTTGTTTAATTTTACTTTTAATGTTTGGCTTATCCATATCGTCAGGGATAAACATAGTTAGCTCACCTGTTTCTTTGTTCATAACTAAGAAGCCACCCTTACTTGTTCCTTCAGCTTCTTCGTACCCTGCAAGCTGTGCAAGGTAACCGAACGCATCGTTCTCAGCAAGTGTTCCTTCTTTAAATTTCTTAAAGGCATAGCCTGATGCAGTCTTAACATCAACTACTTCACCATCAATCTTACAATCCATGTGCCCTTTAATACCATCAACAGTTATTTCTTTTTGCATTGCTGATAGTTTGTGCCCCGATAGTCTAACAAAGAACAGAAGCAAAACCTCTAGTAAATGTCCATAAAGGAATTTAATTTGAGTGCTTGCCTGTAGTTTTTCTGTTGTATCTGCCGGTGTGTGAGCATCAAACCACAGCCTACGCTCTGGCTTACCAATGTTAGACATCCTAAGATTAGCTTTACCTGTTCTATCTTGAGGCGTTGCCCAATGTTTCAGGGCATCAGCCATTTCTTTACCAAAATCTTCATAGTCTTTGTCTGTTATACCTATGTCTTTACCCTCGGTAAGGGTATCCAACAGTGAGTATATATCTCCGACTAAATTATTTAGATTCTTTTTCATTTTTTTCTGCTTCCTTAAAGGCTTTAATTACATCAGACGAGAATAGTTTTTGTAAGTTTACCAAGTACATTCTACTTGCTTTATGGTCACCACCACACACAGTTTTAAATGTGTCTAGTTTATCTACGATTGTTCTAAGAACATCCGTTTTAAAAACCAGTGTACAAAATTCATTCTCTCCAACACATAAGTTGTGAAACCAATAGTCAGCTTCAGTTGCTCTGATACCTGATGGCTTACCCCATGATTCATATTCTATACATATGTTTCCGGACTTCTGCCATAAATCTTTTTCAGATTTAACTTCTATTTTTTTATTGGTAAGCATCTCTGCTATTTTATCTTCCCGTATTGTACCATACGACAGGTCAATGTCAAACTTTTTTCGATTTTCTTTAGTGGGTTTCACTCCAATTTTCTCCTACTTTGTATTCACCATCCATAGGACAGCGAAGGTTAAAATGTTTACCTGCTTTTACTATACTAGCAACAGCAAGTTCACCTGTAAATTCTGCTTGAGACTCCTTGACTTCTATCTGCCACTCATCATGGATGTTAGCAACAAATTTATAATCAATAGCGTTAAGCTTTAATATCTCATCTAACATAACTAATGCTTGCTTCATCAAGATAGCTCCTCCTCCTTGTAATAAAGTATTTAAAGCTGCATGTTTGTGCCTTAAGAATATCTTCCTACCATCTAATCCTTTGAGGTATTTTCTTTGAGACGCTGTGTCAACTCTGCTCTTAAGAGTTGCAAGTGAAGGGAGACTACTAAGAAAGCGTTCTCGCAACCGTTTACCGTCTGCTCTATTTCCGTCAATAATACTCCCAATTTTTTCATCTCCTGCTCCGTAAATGAGGGCATAGATGAAAGTTTTTGCCTCATCTCTTGATTTAAGACCAGCAAAGTTTTGGTTAGCTGTGTGAATGTCTCCATTGATGATTTCATTTATGTAATCCTCGTCAGCCATGTAGTGTGCTAACATTCTAAGTTCTAGTCCACTTGCATCTACACCAACAAGTTTGTACCCTTCTGGTACTACCCAACAAGCCCTACATTCTTTACCATAA